ATATACTTTGCAGGGATCTTTTCCTGTAGAAATTGGACCGGTTGCTTTGGATTTTGGAAGCAATGATCAGCTATCGACATTTGGTGTTTCTTTCCAGTATCAATCATTTAGATTCAGCACCAATCCTGCAACACAGTTGGTTAATTAATTTGAAAGAGATATAAGATTATGGCAGTAAAACTATTTGGCTTTACTTTTGGAAAAGAAGAACCCTTAGATATACAGAAACAAGGTTGGGCCACACCTATTATAGATGATGGCTCATCTACAGTACAAGCTGGGGGGTATTTTGGTACGTATGTTGATTTAGATGCAACCACTAAATCTGAATATGAGCTAATTACTCGATATAGAGAATGCTCAATGTATTCAGACGCAAGTGCAGCTATTGATGAAATTTTAACTGAGGCTATTGCAGCAGTTGATGATGAAGATATAGTTAAAGTAAATCTAGACAAATTAGATATACCGGATGATATTAAAGAAACAATCGAAGATGAGTTTGATAATATATTAAAGCTATTGGAATTTGACAATAGATCCTATGATATATTTAGACGCTGGTATGTTGATGGCAGATTATATTATCAAAAAATTATAGATCCTAAAAATCCTAAAAGAGGTATTTTAGAATTAATGCAACTTGATCCAAGAAAGATCAAGAAGATAAGAGAAGTTAAAAAAGAAAAAGATAAAGATACGGGCGTTGATCTAATTAAATCTATAGAAGAATTCTTTATCTACAATGAAAAAGGTTTAACTTATAACCCTACATATTCTGCTACTGCTAATCAGGGTATAAGAATTACTACAGATTCTATTTGCTTTGTTAATTCGGGGCTTTTAGATTATGATAAGAATGTAGTTATAGGCCAGTTACATAAAGCAATTAAACCCGTCAATCAATTAAAGATGATGGAAGATGCTTTGGTAATTTATAGAATTGCTAGAGCCCCTGAACGAAGAATATTCTATATTGATGTTGGTAATTTACCTAAGATAAAAGCCGAGCAATATCTAAAAGATATTATGGCCAGATATCGTAATAAAATTGTTTACGATTCTTCAACAGGTGAAATTAGAGACGACAGAAAAATGATGTCTACTCTAGAAGATTTTTGGTTACCTCGAAGAGAAGGTGGTAGAGGCACAGAAATTACTACATTGCCCGGTGGAGATAATTTAGGTCAAATTGAGGATATTAATTATTTTCAGAATAAACTATATCAAGCATTAAATGTTCCTATTTCTAGAATGCAGCCACAGACTGGAATATCATTTGGGCGAGCTACAGAGATAACACGAGATGAGTTAAAGTTTGCTAAGTTTGTTGACAGGTTGCGCAAAAAATTTAATGAGTTATTTAATGATTTATTAAGAACTCAATTAATAATGAAGGGTGTCTTGACAGACAAAGATTGGGGACAGATAAAAGAAAAGATCCAATATCGGTATGCCCAAGATCAGTATTTTGCAGAAATGAAAAATGCTGAGAATATGAGAAACAGAATAGATTTGTTGACGCAGATACAACCATTCATTGGTGCATATTTTAGTCAGCAATATGCAATGACAGAAATTTTGAGAATGTCTAAAAAGGACATAGACCAAATGAAAGAACAGATTGCGTCGGAACCACCACCGCCGCAAATTGGTATGCCGGGAATGCCTCCAGGCCAAATGCCACCTGATCAAGATATAAATAATAATACTCAATAAGGAATTTTATGGAATCTACAGTTATTCACCACATGGTTGACGATATTATAAACGGACAACAATCTGACGCATTATCAAAGTTTAATGAGATTGTTGCAAGTAAATTATCTGATGCTTTAGAAACAAGAAAAATAGAAATCGCATCCTCATTAGGAAAAGAGCAAGAACAACATGAAGAAGTTTAAAGAACTAAGAGAACATTCTTTAGAAGAATCTGGTGGTCCTGTTGTATATAAGCAGGGCAATAATCATATCGAAAAATATGGGGATGACTCTTTTGCTGTATATAAGGACGGCAAGAAAACAAAACACTACAAGACAAGGGATGCCGCAAAGTCGGCTCTGGATGAATCGGTTGAAGAAGGCGTAATGGCTGCAGTTAAGAATCTTGCTGCAAAAGCAGGCAAAGCTTTAACAGGTGGCAGCGACGAAGATCAACGTAAAGATTTACAACGCAAAATGGGCGTTCAACAGACTGGCAAAAAGCCAATGCAAAAATAAGAGGCATAAATGGCAAAAACCACTATACTTAAAAAAACAAGACAACAAGCCGTTGCTAAAGTAATTGGCGCTGGCCAAGCAAATATAACTTATTTCGATTTAAAATTGCCAGATGAAACTTTAGATTTAGGAAATCTTGTAATCAATATTACGGGGATGGCTTGGACCTCTGCAGATTCTGCCTGTAGTTATATTGTTGTAAAAAGAACTAGGGGTTGGCCCGAAGGTGGCGAAGAAGTTTTATCATTATTTGGTAATGATAATTGGTCATTAAATCAAATGTTTGGAATATCAGATACAGCAAACAATAATGGTAACATACATGTTGTTATGCCTGCGGGCGGGGGAACAATGTATATGACGCTATCTAAACCATCTGGATTTATAGAACCCAATTTACAAGCTAACGTATACAGATAAGAGACAACCATGAGATTAATTACAGAAGTAGCACAAGACTTAAATTATCTTGTAGAAGCAAAAGAAGGCGGCGGAAAGAATGTTTTTATCGAAGGCATTTTTGCGCAAGCTGACACACCAAATAGAAATAAGCGTTCATATGGTAGAAATATCATGGAGCGAGAAGTTAATAAGTATCAGGATTTAATTGGACAAAAAAGATCGCTAGGAGAGCTTGGTCATCCGGAGAATCCATCAATCAACTTACATCAGGTTTCCCACCTAATCACAAGCCTTAGAATGGAAGGTAAAGATGTAATTGGTAGAGCAAAAATATTAGAAACCCCTATGGGTATTATTGCTAGAAATTTAATAGAAAATGAAGTTTGTTTGGGAGTATCCACACGTGGTTTGGGATCTCTAAAAATGAACTCAAATGGAATTAACGAAGTGCAGGATGATTTTCATCTAGCAACCGTTGATATTGTTGCCGATCCTTCAGCACCAGACGCCTTTGTGCAAGGCATTATGGAATCCGCAGAGTGGATTTTAGAAAATGGCGTTTGGAAGGCAATGCAGATTGAGAAAGCACAAAAAGAAATTAAGAAGACTTCTGCTAAGAATTTAGACGAAGTTAAATTAAAAATATTTGAACAATTTGTTAATCAATTGTCTAGATAACTAAACTTATAAATATCAATTGAGAACATTCATTTAGGAGACACTATAATGTCAGTAGAAAGTAAAGTTAAGGAATTGCTAGAACGCGTAACTGCGAAATCTGCTTCTTCTTTAGACGAAGCTATGGGACAACCGCAGCAAGGCGATTCTAAAGAAGCACCAGGCGCAGGTCCTATGGTTCCTACAAAGGGAAAAGATTCCACAATTAAAGCTGCCAACTCTGGCGATAGTAGTCAGCCAAGACAAGGCGATTCTCAGGACGCTTCACACGAAGATCGAAATGAGACAGAAGCTAACCAAGGTGCTATCACAGCAAAGGGTATTTCTAAAAATAATATCCAGATGAAGGGTCCTGTTGGCCAAGCACCTAATTTCACAACAACTAATAATCTATCTTCAATTCCTCAAAATACTGGCAATTATATGCAGCACGGCGAAGAAGTTGAAGCAGACGAAAATGCAGAAGTTGTTGCTGAGGAAGAAGATACAATCCAAGATGAAGAACAAACAGTTGTTGAACCAATTGATTTGTCCCCAATCTTTGGCGAAGATTTATCCGAAGAATTCAGAGACAAAGCAACCGCTATTTTTGAAGCAGCCGTTATTGCTCGTGTAAATAACGAGATGGAAAAGGTTGCTGAATCTTTAGAAGAAAAATATGCTGAAGAATTTACAACATACAAAGAAGATCTAGTAGAAAAGATCGATGCTTATTTGAACTATGTGGTTGAAGGCTACCTAGAAGAAAATAAATTGGCAATCGAAAATGGTCTTCGTAACGAAATCGCAGAAGATTTTATGACAGGACTTAAGGCGCTCTTCAAAGAACATTACATTGAAGTGCCTGAAGAAAAATATGATGTAATTGGTGAATTACAAGTTAAAGTAACAGAGTTGGAAGAAAGCCTAAATGGTCAGATTAACAGCAATGTTGGTTTAAATTCTGAACTTACAGAACTTAAGAAAAAGATGATTATTAAAGAAATGTCCAAAGATCTTGCGGACACAGAAGTTAATAGATTATCTAAGCTTTTAGAAGGTGTAGAGTTTGACAACGTCGATCTTTACAAGGAAAAAGTTTCCGTTATCAAGGAAAATTATTTCCCTCGTGATGCTGTTGTTAAAGAATCAGCAAAGCAAGCACTAATAGAAGAAACAGGTACTGAAGCACATACTGGCGGCAACGATGTTGTTTCAACTTATGCACAAGCCTTATCCCGAACAATCAAAAGACAATAACTTATAAATAAAATAAGTCATTTAAAAAGTCACAACAAGGAGACATAAAATGTTTTTATCAGAGAATATCCAACAGAAATGGAGTGCGATTCTTGACCACCCAGATCTTCCACAAATCAAAGACAACTACAAGCGTCAAGTAACTGCTGTATTGTTAGAGAACCAAGAAAAGTCTTTACGTGAAGAACGTCAAGCTCTTTTTGAAACTCCAGCAAACAACATTATGGCTACTGGTGGTATTGACAAGTATGACCCAATCCTAATCGGTTTGGTTCGTCGTGCAATGCCTAACCTAATGGCTTATGACATTTGCGGTGTTCAACCAATGACTGGTCCAACAGGCTTGATTTTCGCAATGAAATCAAACTATGGTTCAGACAGAACTCTATCAGGACGTACAGAAGCATTGTACAATGAAGCTAATACTTCATTCTCAAGCTCACAACAAGATGCAACAGGTAACAACCCAGTATTTGGAACATATAATACTGGTAATGCTACAATGACAGCATCAATGGAAGCTCAAGACACATTTGGTGAGATGTCCTTCTCTATTGACAAGACAACAGTTACTGCAAAATCAAGAGCATTGAAAGCAGAATATACAGTTGAATTGGCGCAAGACTTGAAAGCAATTCATGGCTTGGATGCAGAAGCAGAATTATCAAACATCTTGTCACAAGAATTCATGTTTGAAATTAATCGCGAAGTTGTTCGTACAATCTACAAAGTTGCTAAAGCAGGTTCACCTTCAACAGCAACAGCAGGCACATTTGACTTAGACGTTGATTCCAATGGTCGTTGGTCTGTAGAACGCTTCAAAGGTCTTCTATTCAATATCGAACGCGATGCTAATCACATTGCACAAGATACTCGTAGAGGAAAAGGTAACTTCATCGTTTGCTCTGCAGACGTTGCAAGTGCATTAGCTATGTCTGGTGTTCTAGACTATACTCCAGCTCTATCGACAAATCTAAATGTTGACGATACAGGTAACACATTCGCAGGTGTATTGAACGGTCGTTTCCGTGTTTACATTGATCCGTATTCTGCAAACCTAGGAGCTGCTAATCAGTTCTATATGGTTGGTTATAAGGGTTCTTCTCCTTATGACGCAGGTATGTTCTACTGCCCATATGTTCCTTTACAAATGGTTCGCGCAATTGATCCTAACAGCTTCCAGCCAAAGATTGGCTTCAAGACACGTTACGGTTTGATCGCTAACCCATATGTTACAGGTTCTAACGGTTATACGCCAGATGCAGATGCATTTACAGCATCACGTAATCAGTACTATCGTAAGACTAAGGTTATCAACCTAATGTAATCAACCGACAATAAGATCGGACTTAATAGGGGGAAGCAATTCCCCCTTTTTTGTCTTTGCACAGGCTATAAATATATAAGTAATAAGGAATAATTAAATGGCATTTACATCAAACATCAGTACAGCTCAACAAAATTTTTATAATTCGATACCTAAGACCAATGATTATCTTAGACCGAATGCATTTAGATTTAGTATAAAAGATCTGCCAGGTGTTTCTTTTACTTGTCAATCTGCAAATATTCCAGATTTACAATTAGGGTTTGCTTTACAGCCTACTCCGTTTGTTGATATTCCTACTATTGGAGATAAACTAGATTTTGGAGAATTCACAATTAGATTTTTGATTTCGGAAGATATGTCAAATTATCTTGAATTGTACAGATGGTTAATTGCTCTTGGGTTTCCGGACAATTATAATCAATTTGCAGCATTTGCACAAAATCGTCCAAGTAGATTTCCGTTTGTGACTAAAACTTCAGGAAAAGAAGAAGTTTTGGCATACTCGGATGGTACTTTAACGATTTTAGACTCGACAAACAACCCTAAAGTAAATATAATATATAAAAGCCTGTTCCCTATATCATTGGCAGCATTAGACTTTGATATAGCATCATCAACCGTAGAATATTTTACTGCGATAGCATCGTTCAAATATACTATTTTCGAAGTACAACCTTTATAATCAACTTGGAGTTATTATGGATCAACCTAAAAAGAAAATTACACCTATGGCTTTGCCTAAGGTTCCTTCACTACCCAAAGTGCCAACCGCAGGTAGTCCTCCCCCAGATCAAAATCAAAACAAATTAGAAGTCAAATTAGATGATTTGCGTAAAGAAAGAATCTTTATTGCAACACCATGCTATGGCGGACAATTAACTGAAGCATATTTTAGATCTACAATTCGATTACTTACATTTTGTAATCAACATCAAATCCCAATTGCATTTGGAACTATTGCGAATGAGTCCTTAGTTACTCGAGCTCGTAATGTTCTTGTTGCTTATTTTCTACAAAGCAATTTCACCCGCTTAATGTTTATTGATGCGGATATTGAATTCCAAGTTGAAGATGTTATTAAGTTGATTGCACACAACAAAGATGTAGCAGTTGGCGCATATCCTAAGAAGGGTGTGAATTGGCAACGCATTCGCGAAAGTGTTAGAATTAAAGATGATGCTTACACAGATCAACAAATTGCATCTTTTGGTAGCGACTATGCAATTAATTTTAAATTCGTTAATCGCGAACAAAAACAAATTGCTATTGAGAACGGGCTAATTCGTTTACATGATGGAGCTACAGGCTTTATGATGATTAAGCGCGAAGTCATTGACAAAATGATCGAGTCATATCCTGAGCTAAAATATAACAATGATTTGAATACTCCTCCAGAGTTGAATCCTCATTTTTATGCTTTCTTTGATACTATGATTGATCCTAAGGACAAGCGTTATTTGTCTGAGGATTATACCTTTAGTCGCAGATGGCAAGACATTGGTGGTGAGATTTGGCTTGATCCTTCAATCTCATTGAATCATTATGGTTCATTTAATTTCCAAGGTAATCCTCAGCAAATTATTCAAATCGGTTGATAGGTAGATTATATTATGAAATTATCAGATCTTCAAGAGTCCTGGGCAGAGGATTGTAAGATTAATGAAATGAATCTTGGCCATGAATCTGCAAGGACTCCTAACCTTCATGCCAAGTATTTGAATTATCTATCATCTACTAGATTAAATCTTCGTAAAACAGAATCCGAATATTTAAATTGCCGACGTAAAAAATATCGTTATTACAGAGGCGAGATGACTCAAACGGAATTGACAGACGAAGGTTGGGATCAATGGCAAGGTAATAAACCATTGAAGAACGAAATGGATGAGTTTTTAACTGTAGACCACGACTTAGTTTTACTACAGGATAAGGTAGAATATTTTAAAACAGTATTGTATCAATTAGAACAAATAATTCGATCTTTAAATAGTAGGACATGGGATATTAAAAATGCTATTGAATGGAATAAATTTACAAATGGCATGATGTAATGGCCGATATTATTTTATCTAAGAAAGACGAAGTTTACCTTAAAGTAAAGTGTGAACCTTCAATTGGTCAGGAATTAAACGATCATTTTTCGTTTGATGTTCCTGGGGCAAAGTTTCATCCTTTATATAGATCTCGTATGTGGGATGGCAAGGTTCGTCTTTATTCTATGTTTACTCAAGAACTTTATGTTGGACTTAAAAGCTATCTTGAGCACTTCTGCAAAGAACGAGAATATACAATAGATTATTCTAATTATATAGAACAGGCAGACGCTGTTACATATGATCAAATTAAAGAATTTTGTCTATCCTTACAATTGGCATCTAAAGGTGAACCGATTGAGGTTAGAGACTATCAAATAGATGCCGTGTATCAAGCTATACATGACGGAAGACGTTTACTATTATCTCCTACAGGTTCTGGTAAGTCTCTTATTCTATATTGTCTTCTTCGTTGGAATTTACAATCTAACAGAAAACAACTTATTCTAGTACCAACCACATCTCTTGTGGAACAGTTGTACTCAGATTTTCAAGACTATTCTAGTATCAATGGTTGGAAAGCCTCAGAACATTGTTATCGTATTTACGGTGGCCATGAAAAATCCAACGAATTTGATGTAGTTATCAGCACATGGCAATCACTATATAAATTACCTAAACAATTCTTTTCTATGTTTCAGGTAATATATGGAGATGAAGCTCACAACTTTAAAGCAAAATCTTTAACAAGCATATTAAATAAATGTACTACTACTCCTTATAGAGTGGGAACTACTGGTACTTTAGATGGAACTAAAACTCACAAGTTAGTTCTCGAGGGATTGTTTGGTCCGGTGTACAAAGTAACAACAACTAAAAAATTAATTGACAATAAGCAATTGGCAGATCTAAAGATTTATAATATAATATTAGAATATTCCGATGAGATAAGAAAAGCTTGTAAAGGTTTTGATTATCAAAAAGAGATTGATTTTATTGTTCAAAATGTACAACGGAATAAATTTATTCGTAATTTAGCAATAAAGCAAGAAGGCAATACTTTAGTGCTATTCCAGTATGTTGAGAAACATGGTAAAGTTCTTTATGAATTAATTAAAGAAAATGCTGGAGAAAGAAAAGTGTTTTATGTATCTGGAGAAACAGATGTTACAATACGCGAATCAGTTAGGGCTATTACTGAAGAAGAATCTAATGCAATTATCGTTGCATCTTATGGCACTTTTAGTACTGGCATTAATATTCGAAACTTACACAACATCATATTTTCTTCTCCCTCTAAGTCTCGCATTCGGAACTTGCAGTCCATTGGGCGGGGTTTGAGGACAAGTGGAACTAAAACAGAATGCAAGCTATACGATATTGCAGATGATTTAACTTGGAAGAGTAAAAAGAATTATACATTATTGCATATGATTGAAAGAATTAAAATTTACAATGACGAACATTTCAACTATAAACTTGTAAAGGTACCTATTTAATGGAAGACAATCTTTACTTTAAATATATTAAATTATCGTCAGGTGATTGTATTGTTTGCACAACTACAGATAATTGCGAAAATGTATACAAGCAAAAAACTATTAGTATATACGATCCTGTAGTTTTAAATCCAATGCGAATTCCTCGCGGAGATGTATTGGTTGAATCATATATTATGTATCCTTGGTTTAGTTTTTCTGAGGAAGTTGAATATAAAATACCAACGAGTCAGGTTGTACTTATAGTAAATATTAAAGATACCTTGAAGAAAAATTATCTAAGATATTTATCGCAACAAGCCGATTCTGACGAATTAGAGGAAGATGAATATACCGAAGATGAAGAAGGTATACTTGAAGAATTTTTAAATAATTTTGGAGAAGATAATGACAAAGAAAACAAC